GCATCGGTAATAAGATGACCAACGCCAAACGTAGGATAACCAAGGTGGTCAAGATAAATCTCATACACTACACCTTCATCTATTTTTAATTGTTCGTATACTGCTTCTCTATTCATTTGTATATCCATCCAATGTTTTTTGGAATTTGTTAGCATGTGATCGTTCTGCTTTGGCAAGTGTTTCAAACCAATCTGCGATTTCGTCAAAACCTTCTTCCCTAGCCACTTTAGCCATACCTGGATACATATCTGTATATTCATGTATTTCTCCTGAGATAGCACTTGCTAACATTTCCGGTACTGTTTTAGCAGGTAAACTCGTTCCGGGATCACCTACCCCCATTTCTATTAGATATTCCATATGCCCATGTGCATGTCCGGTTTCACCTTCTGCAGTAGCTCTAAATACAGAGGCTATATCAGCGGCACCTAATACATCACATTGGTTAGCAAAATAGAGATATCTTCTATTAGCCATCGATTCGCCAGCAAAGGCGTCTTTCAAGCATTGTTCTGTTTTTGATCCTTTAAGATCCATTGTTTCTCCTAATTAATTCTTTAGTCATTATATATTCTCTTACGAAATCACTTCTTACTATATCTGACCAAATAAATTGTATATGGCAAACATCTTTTATTTGTTCGAAGATATTAAGAAATTCTAATATACCAGTTTTATCTGCATTACGAGTAAAGTCTGATTGATAGTAATCTCCACTTAATATAATACGTGTATTTTTACCACATCGTGTTACAATAGAATCTAATTCATGAAAATTAAGATTCTGACATTCGTCTACTATAATAATAGCATCGTCCATAGTAGTACCACGTATAAACGAAGTCGATAAAAATTCTATACGATTTTGCTCAACTAGGTTATTATAAGCATCTCTATCTTCAAATAGTTCTGCGCAGATACCTATATAAGGAGCTTTGTAAGCTTCTAACTTTTCATCTATAGTACCAGGAAGAAAACCTATCTCTCGAGTAGGTACTATAGATCTAACTATGTAAATCTTTTTCTGAAAGCTACTACGATCTAAAATCGTTTCAAGTGCAAGATACAAAGCAATAAATGTTTTACCGGTACCCGCTGCGCCAGATAATATTAAATGGTTATTATTCTTCCACTCAGCAAAAGCTTCCGCCTGCGCCTTAGTCATAGGATCAATAGTAATCAAATCATCTAACCTAAGATTAGGTGTACGCGATCTTCTTCTATCTACGTCTTTATGGTGTTGTTGCGACCGGACTTCTTCTTGATTCTTTTTAAATGATCTTGCCATCCCTGACTTGTTTTATTAATTATGTTACCTGTATGTGTTATAGTTGATGGAGTACCAATTACTACTGAATACTTACCATCGGCTATTTTTTCTTCCATAGCTTTAATGGATAGAAACACTTCTTCTATCTCACCTGTTGCATTATTTTTTATATCGTAAAATGGCATAATGTAAATTAAGTAAGGGGCTAACTTATTACAGAAAGCCCCTTCCTAGATATTGGATCACACTCCTCTATAGGAAGCCGCAGCTTCTGTTATATGTTGTTGTAGGAAATCACGCTTCTTCATCATCTTTTGAGCTAATTCTGGCTTATTCTTTTTCGCTAACTTGTAGATATAATGATCTAGCTCCTTAACGTCTTTCTTCAGCCTTTCTAATTGACTCATGCAATCTCCTTTTGTTAAAAGTTAATATTTGAAGGAGACTAGATAGTGTAGTCCCCTACGCCCTTATGAGATTCGGATACGCCTCCTTTACCGTAGCTTTAGTTAACCCAGTTATTGCTTTCTTATTCATCATATCAATAAGTAGCAACGCCTCGTCCGGATGTACTGATTCTAATAAATCAATAAACATCTTTTCTCTTTTAAATCCTTGTATGTTAACACCGGGGCCTCCTTTCACAAAGTATTTAAAGTCTTTGTGTCTTCGAGTAATGGATGATGGTGCTGATTGCGCTAAATTAGGTGTATAAGGTGGCTTACCGCCTGGGAGCAGGAATTGAATAGTATCATCATAGATACATCTCAATACGTCTTTCAAAGGCCAACTCTCATATTGCTTTAACAATTCCACCTTTTCTTTTTTGGTTTTACCTTCAACTATTTTTGCTATCACTTCATGTACTTGCAGTACTATATTATATGCCATAATAACCTCGCTTTCAATAATATATTATATATGATATTTATTACTTTGTCAATCCTGACTCGATAAGTATTTTACGATTAGCTAAATGTAAATCTTCAATATCATTCTTTGATTGTCCAAAGTATGGTACACCCATATGAGAATCAATCATATGTTGTACTAATCTCTTTTGTTCTCCATTAATCTCTATTAAGAAGTCAGCCAGTATTCTACCGAACTTACCTGTTTCATCTTTGAATGTTAATAGAGTTTGTGATGAACCTGTTGGCAAATAACCTTTTACAAAATCTTTAGCTAATAAACCAAATACCTTTTCTTCTTTATTCGATGTTCTAGACTCGGGCGTATCAATACCCATAAATCGAACTCTTTGATTTCTTAACCAAACGTCGAAACCTAGATCGATATCTATGTCTGCAGTATCACCATCTATTATTTTAACTATTTTACATTTATATGAGTAGTCCATGTTATTCCTTTCCGTACAAATACATTTTACCGGCATGTCTTAATAAGACATAATCCAAACCTGTTTTATCTAACACCGAGAAGGCGTCATATAAAGTATTTATGATAGGTTTGCCTTGAACATTGAACGAAGTGTTCAATAAAACACCATCAAAGGCTGTTATTAATTCATGAGTCCAAGGAGTCACCGATTTATGTACTACTTGTAATCTAGCTGTGTTATCTATATGAGTCACTGCTTTTAATTCATCTCTATATTCTTCTTTTGTAAATACTGCGAAACTCATATACTCTAAATTATCTAATGTTTTAGATTTAAAATATTTAGGAGCTAATTCAGCTGTAGTCATAGGACCAAAAGGTCTAAACCATTCTCTAAATTTAACTTTAGCATTAAGTGTATCTTTCATATCAGGAAATTTAGGATCACAAATGATAGATCGATTACCTAAAGCTCTAGGACCTAATTCATAATTACCTTGTATTAATCCTATAATCTTACCTGCTTTTAATAAGTCTACTATATCAGTAAGAGTAGGCGTAGTATAAGGTCTCGAATCTCTTCTATGTACATCACTAATGGGCATACCAGCATATTGTAAATGTTTTACTTTACCTTGGTCATTATGATAGAGACTTAAATAGTATTTAAGTGCACCAAAAGATAAACCACGATCATCAGGATTAGGCGGTACATAGATATTTAACTTTTGACCAAATTCATTTTTCAATCGTTCATTTAATAATACATTTAATGAGCAGCCACCTGTCATCACTACATTATCTCTCATAAAGGCTATAGTGTCGCGTATGTCTTTTCTTTGAAAATATTTTACTACCATATTCTCAAAACCTATTTGTAAATTTCGAGCAAACTTAGCAGATTCAGGAAAAGGTAATTCTATATCACGAGTATGATGTTTGTTCTGAGTAGCATGATTAAACATCCAAGTAATTTCTGTTTTCGATTTTAAATCTTGAGTCGCAACTAATTCCCCTAGGGTATCTAAATCATTAGTATAATCACCTTGTAGCGTTGGACTCCAATTTTTTACTTTATGTAAACGCATAGTAAAGAAGTCTTCCATACGTTCTGTATAGGGTTGCCAATGTTTAAAATGTTTCCAGATACGTCTCCATATATCTAGAGCTTCCCCCATATTACCTAAAGTAGTATGTTGTGTGAAGAGATCTTCAAAAGCTTGAATTAATTCTTTATTCTCTTCTCCTTTACCATAAGCAGAATAACCCATAATCTTACCTGGTAGATCTACTTTTAAAAAGCTAGAGGGATATAAATCAGCAATACACATGCCTAATTCATTATACTTACGTCCTATGTTACGACCTGTAGTAGTTAAATGAGTAACACCTGAAAGTCTATCTGCTGTAAAGTTTCTCCAAGCACCATCATCACCACCTCCATCAAAGCTATGTATAAAAGCATAATCAAAAGGAGATTGATAATAACCACAAGCAGCATGCGCTGTATGATGTGAGCATACGATGATGCAATCATTAAATTTAAAATATTTAGATAGTAAGTCTGGATGTAATACTTGTCCCCAGATACCTTCTGAGCGAGGAGCTTCTGGCCAAGTATTAAAATTAGACATCATAGGTCTTTCTGCTTCGTTACAGGTACCTGCAATTACACATTCTAAAGGTTCATCAGGATTATAATCACAGTATTTAATTAACTGTTCTTTTATGATACCTAAAGCAGTATGACGACTTACAGTACCTTCAGCTACAGTAGAACTACCAGCATTGAGTGATCTTTGCTGTAAATGCATATGTTTTTGATTAAAGACTCTTTCTAATTCTATAACACGAAAAGTTTGTTTAGTAGCATTGTAATAGGTTACGTTGGCGTCGTGACCGAAATAAAAAGATAAAATGTTACCCATCTAAATGTGCTACAGACCTTCTGTTAATACGACAACTAATAATACCATTATAGTAATCGTCTCTTAATAATACATTACGTTCAAATTGTTCTTTAGCTTCAAAGTAAGCACATTCACCTTTAGTCTTACAAAGATGTAGTATTTCTCTTTTGTAATGATGCAAACCCTTAGTTAGAGCTTCTTGTAACTTTTCAGAAGAACCATAATAAGTTTTCCAATCTGATTCGACTAAAGATCTTCGCTTTCTCTTTTGACCTTTTAATGGAGGTAGAGTCTTTTTAGACCAAAAGAATTTCTTACCTACATATTTTTTCTGTGTATCTAGTTCTGTTATTAGATAAACAAAACCATAGTAATCGCGATCAGATAACTCAAAGCGTTCATTATTGTATAACCATTCCATAGAATATTATATATCATGGTTAATCGTCTTGAATGAGCACTGCCTCCACATCTGCTCCACACATAGGACAATGTTCTGGTGGTAAGTCTGTAGTTGTCACTACTTCTGTAATTTCACCACACAAATCACAATCTAGTTCCCAAATAAAATGATGCATTATTCGTCTCCCCATACATCTGACCAACTTCCTGATAGGGCTCCTCTAGCATAATCTGTTGCTCGATTCTCAAAGAAGTTAGTGTGTGTGGGAGCATTAATCATTTCTTCAACCCAAGGAAGTGGATTCTTTTTAACTTTAAAAATACCTTTCATGCCTAAACTAATCAATCTACGATCGGCAATGTATCGTATGTATTGTTTTACATCTGCTGCTGTTAGATCCTCCATAGGACCCATAGCAAAAGCTAAATCAATAAACTTATCTTCTAGTTCTACCATCTTAGTAGCAATAGTGTATATCTGACTCTTTAATTTATCATTCCAAATAGCTAAATTCTCTTCAATATAAGTTCTAAAGAGTTTAATCATAGCTTCACAATGCTGCGTTTCATCTACAATAGACCAAGTTACTATCTGGCCCATACCTTTCATCTTTCCATGTCGAGGAAAGTTTAACAACATAATAAAGGAACTAAACAATTGCATACCTTCGGTAAAGGCGCTAAAGGCTGCAATATTAGTAGCTATAGATTCTTTAGTACCATTACTATTAGACATATCCATAAAGTAATCATGTTTATCTCTCATAGCTTCATATTCTAAAAACTCATTATAAGTAGATTCTGGCATACCTAATGTTTCAATCAAATGTGAATAAGCTGCAACATGTAATGCTTCTCTAGCGGCAAAGCCAGCTAACATCATTCTTACTTCCGGTTGTGGAAAGTAAGGTAGATAGTTTTTAATATAACCACCAGCCACATCAATATCCCCTTGAGTAAAGAATCTAAAGATATTAGTTAGAAAGGTTTGTTCTTCTTTCGTTAATCTATTTTTCCAATCTTTAACATCTTCAATCATAGGTACTTCTGTATGTAACCAATGAGATTGCTCATGTTTTAACCAAGCATCGAAAGCCCATGGATAATTAAAAGGCTTAAAGTAAGTTCGTTCGTCTGTTAATTTAACCTTCACAAGCCAAACACTCCTCATTGTTAACTAATGCTTCCATATCTATTTCTTTTATAACTTCTCTTTCTATTCGTTTGGATACTTTGTCTGCTTTGCCTAATTTCTCTGATCGACAATAGTATAATGTTTTTAATCCTTGTTTCCAAGCCATGTAATGTACTGCATGTAAGTATTTAATATTGACATCGGGTCTAAAAAATAAATTAACAGATTGAGCTTGATCTATATACTCTTGACGTTTAGCTGCATGTTCAATGACCCATCGTTGATCTATTTCCATAGCTGTCTTATACACATCTTTAGTATAATCATCTAGGAAAGTTAAATGTTGTACTGAACCATCATTAGCTATAATAGATCTCCAGATCTCATCGGCGTCTAATTTAGTATTCTTAGCACAAGCTTCTTGAATGACTAAATCTAAAAACTTATTCTTATTTAAATGAGCCCCTGATAATGTATCTTGTCGATAAGCATTAGCTCTTAATGGCTCTATAGAAGGAGAAGTATTACCCATAATGATACTACTACTAGCATTAGGTGCTATAGCCATGACATGACTAAATCTTTTACCAGTACCTTTAGCATCAGGAGCTTCACCTCGCGCTTTACCTAAATGTAAATTAGCAGCATCTAGCTTTTCTCTAATTAGTTTAAACATGCGAACATTGGTACCAGTAGTTAATGCTGACTCCCAAGGTAAATTATTCTTTTGTAAATAAGCATGAAACCCTAAAGCTCCTACACCAATAGATCTTTCTTGTGAAGCAGCGAACTTAGCACGTTTGACAGCATTGGGTGCATGATCAATAAAGTATTGTAATACATTATCTAACATCTCAGCTATGTCTTGTAGGAATAAACTATTCTTAGACCAAGCATCATAATATTCTAAATTAACAGAGGATAAACAACATATAGCTGTTCTCTCTGCATTAGTAGGTAATATAATCTCTGAACATAGATTAGATTGATGTATCTTTAATCCTTTAGCTTTTTGAAACTCTGGTAAATGTCTATTAGAAGTATCGATGTAGTGAATATAAGGTTCGCCTGTTTCCATTCTTAATTCTAATATCTTTTGCCATAAAGCTTTAGCTGATACTGTTTCTCTAACCTCACCTGAATGTGGATCAATCAGATTCCATGAGTCATCTGCATTAGCATCCACCATACACCTTTCTACGATTTCCATAAACCTATCGGAGATATTAATGCCGTGATGCATATTTAAACATCGAACATTAGGATCACCGGTAGGCTTACGCATTTCTAAGAAGGATATAATATCAGGATGAGAAACATCAAGATAAGCAGCATAGCTCCCCCTTCTAGTACGACCTTGACGATAGGCCAAAGAAGACGCATCATAAATCTTAAGATGAGGCATAACACCAGTAGACTTATCGTCAGCACTACGTATTCCAAATCCAATTCCAACTCCTCCTCCCAACATTGAGAGCCAATTTGTTTCACTTAAATTTTCAACGAGACCTTCTGCCGAATCATGAATGTAATTCAGAAAACAAGATATGGGTTGACCCCTTTTAGTTCTACCAAAAGATAGAATAGGGGTCGCATAAGATAACCAATGTTTTGATGCATAATCATATAAACGTTGTGCATGAGCTGTATCAGTACCAAAGGTAGCAGATACAAAAGCAAAGCGATGTTGAGGAGATTCTTCATCCTCTTTCATATAGCTTTCTTTGAGTCTTTGTATACCTAGCTTATCGAATAGTTGATCTCTACTAAGATCAATTTCGATGCCCATATATTCTTGTTTAGCCATTGTTCTCCTTGACACAATTAATTATATACTATCCGGTTCGAAATGTCAAGCAGTTATACTGACTTAATAGTTTTTGTTTGCCCGGAAACGTTATCTCTTAAAATAATTTCTGTTTGTTTATTATCTTTAATGTAATTCAACACGCTGTCTTCATACATACCAGTACCTAAATATTTAACCCATCGTTCGTATTTAACTCTTTCATTGTTTTGAAATCGTCTAAAGATGTGAGTAGGTACATCAAATAGTTTTTTCTTTTTGCGCATCGTGGGAGGCATTGCTACCGATGCAGTAGAGGTAGAAGGTACGTCTTCTAACCATTTACAAAATGTTTTCATCGTACTAATTCTCCTGCAGTTACATATATTGCTTGGTTGGTTGACATATGAATAGCTTCATAAACAGGAATACCAAACATATCACCTACAGGTAGAGCTTGTTCTTGCACGCGTACCTTATCACCTTCGTATGCTATTTCTTCGCAAGTCTGATTAACCATTTTATCAGACTTGATTCTATATATACCTGGAGTTAGTATTGAATCAGGTAGTATAAACCAATTTGTTTGCTCATCTAGTAAGTCTAATACTTCTAGATTGTGAGTCTGTAATATCTTTTGTATATTAGGTTCTGTAATATTGTATTTTTCTTTTAATAGAAATAAAGCTGCAGCATAAGAAGCTGGCGTGGAGCTACCTAATAGTTTTTTAATGTTGAAAGCTAAACGATGAAAGGTATTATAAGCTGATTTCTTTTCTGATGTATCTAAAGGTACGCTCTTAACACGTTTGCCTTTATCATCAATAATACCTAATTTAAAAGCAGTAGTTTCTTTGAAAGGTGTAGTAAGCAGTCTTAGGAATCTAAAAGTATATACTAAGTCTCCGGCTCTAGTTAATAATGACATTTAAACTTTCCTTAATTTTTCTACTACTCGTTCGTCCATTTTTATACCAATCATGTCAGTATTACTAATAGCATTAAGAAAAATCAAAAATGGTTTTATCACAGGCCAGTGATTATCCTCTAGGCGATACTCCAGCATTTTTAATCCTGCCGGTGTACCGAAAACGTTGAAGATTACAATCAAATGATTGAGTATCAACCTTTCAGATAATTCGTCCTTATCAAGGTAACGATTAACTAACCTTTTAATATATTTGAATCGTTTAAGGTCCTCAAAGAACTCATCCGAATCAATGCAGGTTGGGCTATAATAATGCTTTGCTGCAAATATTAAAAAGTTACTTTCGTTTAATGTATCAAATAGTTTCATAATGCTTTAATAGTATATATTAAAGTACTTCTAGTAACTGTTCGATCATATCCTCTTTTTTTACAAAACCTTTAAACACTATACCATGTTCGTTAGCTAAAGCTTGTAATTGTGCTTTAGTCATACTCTCTAATGATATATTACCTACTGGTGCTTCAGTTAATAGTACAGGTTCTGATTCTATCATACCTGTAAACTCATTTACTGTCTTTTCTACAGCTGGAGCTGCAGTGACACCAAAGTATTCGTCTAGTTCATCTTGTCTATGTTTTCGACTTACTAATAACTCTCCTGACTTAGATACCCAACCTCTGTCTGTTGGAATCGCGTCTGGTGCCCACCTAGGTGGTTGAATTTTAGCCATTATTTACCTCACTTGTTTTAATAATACTTACACAGTCTCAAGTTAACTGGAGCATAGTTTTCTTAAGACTATACTCTTAATACTACTTAGTAGTATCTTTAACTGGGTTAACTACGTTTTTGTCACCTGACTTATTATCGCCTGGCCTAGCTGGAGCTTGTTTGCCACCTGCTTTTAATTTATCAATAGAATCACCTTCTATTTTTTCACCATCGACTTTATCAGTAACATGTTTCTTTACGAAGTCTTCTTCACCCTTTGATCTTTTAAGTTGTTTCTCTTGTGAATCTTTAGTTTCTTCAGGGCTCTTTTGAACAGCTGCTTCCCACATTTGTTTAATAGCATCCTTAATCTTTTCTACATAAGCATAAGTAAGTTCAGCACTTTCTTTAACTTCTGTTTTAGCTTTCTTTTTAGTATGCATGTGGCTTTCAGAAACTAAAATTTCTAAATCTTCTACTGGGATGTTCTCTACTATAGTACCATTGAAGTCTACATCGTAATGAGTTACAATAGCTGTACCATCTTCTTGTTCTACTAAAGTATGTTGGCCAGGAATACAATTACCTTCGCCATGTTCTTTATGTAGTACATGCTTTGCACAGTCATGCATCATTGCTTTGTCAGCATTTTTGGTATCCATATCTTTGTCATCTTTACCCATAGCTTTTTTAATAGCTTTGCGTCGATTGTGTAGATACTTATCAGTTTTATCAGCGTCGCCATCGTTGTCGATGTCGGCGTCGGCTTTACCCACTGGGTCCATAGCCTCTTTTTTCTTGGCTTCTTGCATATCTGCAAGAATCTTTGCCATATTTTTAATGTCTTCGGTTTTCATGTTGCTCCTAACCTATAAAATCTATCGGTAATCCAAATGCGTGCCCTACCAAGCTACCGATAATTGCTAACAGTAGGACCCAGAATAACTTATTTATATTAGCTACAGTCTGAGCGTTATTATCAACAGTACCTTTCATGCAATCGATATCATCGTGCATTTCATCTACTTTTTGATATAACTTCGTTCTATCTACTTCCATGAAGTCAAATCTTTTCTCCATAGCTATGATTTTTTCTTCAGCGCGTGCGATAGCTACTATAGCATCAGATAGCTTATCAAGCTTCTCTTCTATACGATCTAATCTAACGCCATTTGTTTCGGCCATTTCCTTAACTCCATTTATAAATTTTAACTTTTAGATCACCATCACCTTTAATAATTCGATGGTAGGTCATCTCGTTAATAATAAAACTATCACCCACTCCCATAGTTATCGGTAACTCATCATCTAATTGTAATTGCCAATTGTTACCTTCTAGTACCGTAATAGTTCTTTTCTCTCTATCACGATGCCATACTAATTCTATATCGTCTACGCTAGCTTTAAATGTACGTATATTATCTACTTCTTCGTACGGCTTTTTTAACTCTTCCGTCTTTTTGTACATGCCAAGCTTCCAATTCTACATCACCTAATTCCTTTTCTAATGAAAGAAAAGAGGTAATATTTTTTATATCATCATCAAAAAATCTTACTAATCTATATTTACCACCTCTTAGGTATTTTCTAAATATAGCCTTTTTATTCTTAGCTGCAGAACCTAATTGAAGGTTACCTGATCTCTCAACATAGATCTTATCAACATCTATACCGTGAGCAGCTAAAGCATCTAAGAATACTTTCTTATTATCGAAATCTGCTCGTGCTGTAGATATAATAACTTTAGATCCTTTAGCCGTAGCATTTCTTATTAACTTTTTCATCTTTGCTATCATGCGTCCAATAGGAGTAGCTTGCTTAGCAAAGGTGCTGGCGTTTCTAAATTGAGCAAAGTCATAAGATTCGCCGTCTTTTAATTTATAATCATTATATTCTCGGTTAGTAATACTTTTAACTACTTTACCGTCTTTCATAATATTGATCATAGTCTTTGTTGTAAAAAGAGTATCATCAATATCGAATACATTCAAAGAAGGAATATAAGCTTCTTTTATATATTCTCTAAAACCTTTCATTACCAGAAGAACGAACCGCCACCAGACATACCTAATTGTTTAGCGTAATAAGGTAATCTGCAGGCCCAATAAGCCGCCGATTCTTTATCATTCTGCTGATCGCATCTATGTCTAGCAACAAATGATCTTCTTGCATCTGGATTATTTAATTTGACAGATAGATTAGAGCCACCGTCTTTAGCTCCAAAAGTAACTTTCTTTACGCCACCATCTGCCTTTCTTACATAGACGTAAAACTTTTTAGGTCCACCTCTTCTAGGTTTACCAATAGGAGGATCTTTATCTTCCTCTTCGAATAGAGGACAATCTAGTGGAACTGGATTGCCCTCGTATTCTGCGAACTCGCCCAAAGAACCTTCTAGGAGTTCAATGTCGAATTTACTACTTATAATATTAAGCTGTCCGGCTTTATAAGATTCTCTTATATTACGAAAGTATTCATAGTAAGAACGTGACCCAACACGAAACACATTGTTTTCGATAAGCTCAGAGACTTGTGTCTCTTCACAACACACGGCATCACATTTGGACTCTTCTAAATACTTTCTAAATTTCATCTTATTTCTTTCCTTTCACCGCAACGTATTCTGCTTTTACTAAGGTGTAGATACCCCAAGCTAAACCGCCCCATGCGACTAATTTAACTATTGGATTAGCTACTAGCACTAATAAACAAACAGCTATGAGCATACCGCCATCCCAAGAGGTTCTTTCTCCTAGTCTCGCTTTGGTCCATAACATTGCTATATTGAAGTAATTTAACATACTTTTCTCCTATGTGTTAAGATTCTTTATTTTCAGACTTTAAATAGTCTCGGACTGAATCCAAATAGTCCGTTGCTTTAGTAATTTTAGCTTGTACCCATTCAGGTAGGTTGCTATCATCTTCCAGCATATCTTTTATTTCTTCAGCTGCATCGATAACAGTCTTTAGATCATTTTTAGCCATTTCGCCTTCATAATCGTATTCTCTCTCATCGTCATCTTCTTTAATTTTCTTTTCGATGAGTCCAGCTGCTTTAATAACTTTTCTTAATGTTTTAAAATTCATACTCATCTCTATAATGTTGTTAGGTCAATAGTGCCATTGTTAGCTCTTAACTTAGCTTGCAATGCAGCATCTGTTTGACCACTTATTTGTAAAGTTACTCGTTTGGACATACCACAATTGGCAGTACCATGAGGTACTGTATTCCAATCATGCCATACTACTTCACCTGCTTTCCAATGAGTCCAATAAGTATGAGCTAAAGCCCATACATGACCCCAATCCCAATCATAGATTTGTACTTCTACTCTAGCCCAAGTATCTGGATCAGCATCTAAAGAATCATCTACTGCATCTGTTCCTCTTTGTTTAGTTAAATCATCAAAGTGGAACGGAAACACTTGTCCTGGGAATTGAAAATGAAGTTTGCAAGTAATATGATCTACAAACCCAAACCAATTAATTATTTTCCATATATTGGGAATATCATTTTGAACTCCCTTTAATTGATTACCTGTTATTTTTTGTACAAAGATATCATTAGTAGATAGTCCCATTTGGTCCATATCGTACTTATCTAAGTCGTAAGTATAAGGCTGTGCTCCACTTTTAAATTTACTTAAAAAGTTAAAGCCATAACCGTAATCAAAGGCTGTCATTAAACCCTCTACTTCAGCTTGCACTAGATGCATATTACTAAAAGTACAAACAATATTATGATCCAAACAATCAGGATCTACATTGTTAATATCTAAGCAAGGTCTATTACCTCCACCCGCACGAGCAGCCATATAATCCCAGCGGCTATTATAAGCGTCCATGTTGACGTTTACGCCTACTAAGTCTGGTGCTACGTCTGAGTCAGCCATTAATACTCCTGTCTAAGCATAGTTGATGCTTTTACTGCATTTGCATAAGACTTACCTACGAAGTTTGCAAACTTTAATTTAGCATCGGGTTTTGGTAATGAATCGTGCATTCTTAATAATTTATCAATAGTTGCAGGATTTAATTTCTTCTTTTTGCCATCTGCAAAGGTAATCATATAGTTACCTTTTACATCTTTGGCTTTTCTTAATTGCATGATAGGATTCAAACCTGCTCTAGAACCATCATCGGATGGTTCGTCTACGTCTGCTGGATCTACTTTACTTTGTTTACCCATACCTCTCATAGCATCGCGTCTTGCCATTTTAGCAAAACTTATTTTAGCTTCTGTCTGTGGTTGCTTTTTATTTTCATTAGCTAATCGAAGAGCTTTTGCAACTACAGGATGTTTTGCTAAACCTGATTTAATTCTATTAATAGCATTGTAAGCACCTGTGTAATAATCTCTATACTTAGGTGATCTTACAATAGCTAAAGCTTTTTGTACGTCGGCTGAAGTGATAGGACTCTTAGGACCAGGAAGTTTAATACCTTTCTTCTTCATACCTTGATATTCTTTATTGGCTGCATAGTCTTTAGCTGTAGGCTTAGCAGTAAGTTTACCATCTGCTCCTACAAAACCTGGCACTAATTTTACTTCATTCATTGCCTTTTTGGCTAAGTCCATTGATTTGTATGTACCATGGAATTTATTATTTTGATACAATTTGAACTCTCGACCCTTATGGGTAATTTCAAATTCGTTCTTTCCTCTCCTTGCTACCGCAATAACCTTTTCACCATGATTGAATCTAACTGCTTCATCAATGCTTTCTTTAGGAACACAATTAGGTACAGTCTTACCATTCTTTATCTTAGTACCTACTGGCTCATGTCCTGGCCAACATGGATTGTCTTTAGGATCTTTTAATCCTTCATTCTTAGCCATTTTAGTTGCCGTGGCCATCTTAATAGCCATCCATTGAGAGCCATATTTCTTTTTGAAATCAGCGTCTGGAAGAGACTTAGCAATTTCTTCTCTTCTCTTTAATTCTTGTTTAGTTAGTTCACGATCAGACAAACCCTGTGCAAACTCTTTAAAACCTTTTCTCTTAGCAAGAATCTTATCATGCTTATCAGTAGAAGTTATCTTAACCATCTTACCCGTAGATGGATCTTTCATGTTATGTGGTTTCATAGTGCCCTCTTGTTGCCCTGGTGTTTGTTGTTTCATTAGTTTAACTGATTCCGGTGTTCCGTAGTCGTACTTCATTTTGCTTTCCTTAAAAATTCTTTAAATTCTACTCGTTTGTTAAGATTGGTAGTATGTTGTGTTCTAGCTCTATCCATCATACGATCGTGTTTCTTTTTATCTGCTTCTTTTTCTTTAGCTATTTTATCTTTAGCTACAGTCACAGGTGTTACTTTCTTTACAGCCTCTAACCAACATCTATATGATTTGTCATCAGCTTCTACGACTACATAATTAGAACCCAACCAAGTAACCTTACCTTGTTGTTGTGTTTTCTTTATAATAACTGAATCTCCTAACTCAAACAATTGTCCTTTAACATATTGTTCTCGTGTCTCAGAGACTTTTTCCAACGACACATGATTCCTAAAGTCTTTAGTTTCTTTTAAACCTAATCCAGCACGCACAGCAGCAAATACTTTCTTAGCTTCTGGATTAGTTACTCCTTTAGGAAGTCCTTGTGTAAAAGTTACAAAGTCGTTATCTGCTGCAGCTGTTCTTAATTTAGTAGCTGACATTCCAGTTGCGTCATCTTGATCTGGATCTCTTTCTCCTGCAGATATAACATTAATCTTTTCAAATTTATAAAAACCGTGTTTACCTTTCACTCCATTGTATTTGTTTAACAATATAGTAAACTCATTAATTCTATCTGATCCTACTACCATATTAATTTTATTATAGCCTTGATCAAATAAAGTTTGTACAGCGTCAAATACTGTTTTTACTTTTTTATTAATTAAAATGTTTCTTGCATGTTTAGGAAACATTTTTCTTGCAAACTTAACTTTCTGAGAATAGTTTAAAGGATTCTTTTTACTATCTTGTACTTGCGATAAAAATACTTTATATGGATTACGATTAGCTACCTGAGCTAACTTATCAAATACTTTACCATGACCGATAGTAGGAGGATTCATTCTACCAAAAGTAAAATAGATCTCTTTCTCAGCCTCTACGAGGTATTGTTTAAATGATGAAACCACTAGACGCTTACTCCAGATTGAGTACCGCTAGGTGCTGAGGGTTTTTCTCCTCGCTTTCTAGCTATTTCCATTTTTCTTACTTTAGGTAAGATACGCTGAGCAATTTTAGAAATACGTCCTTTCATTTTGTCTAAACGTTTTTCAATCTCTGCGCGTCTTTGTGGTGATACTTCAGCTCTGGGTTTGCCTTTAGTTAACTTTTTGAATATAAGGTTACGAGCTTGTTTTTGTGCTCTTCTTTTAAGGACATCAACAGATGCCATCCTTCTGGCTGCTTTTTTACGACCGATAGCTATTCTGGCTTTCATACGTTTAATAAGAATAGATCTTTTACGTCTTTGTGCTAATGAAAGTGCTTCGTTTTCTAAACCTTCACCGGTATTACCAGTAGGTATATCCAATTTTCTTTTCTTAGCTTGTCGTTGTATTATTTCGTCTTCACCGGGCTTATAGTTTACCGGATTAAAGTCTTTAAAGCTTACTGTTGCCATATTACTTCCTAGTTGGTTTATCCCATCCTTTTAATATATCTGGCGAAAAGTTGTTGTATGAAAATTCCATTCTATCAACAATCTTTACCGCATCACCACCAAGTGTATCAATAGCGACAAAACCTTCTTGCCCTGTTACTTTAAAACCTTGCTTGGTTTTTACAAAGGTTTTAAGTTTCGCTAATTGATTCAATTTATTTATAAGTTTTAGTTTCACTAACACTATGAGTTTTTGTAATTCAAACAAATTAATTAGACTCATAGTGTTAGCTGGTGAGAAAAAGCTTAAGAGTTGTTCGGCTTTTTTGTACTGCGCCTCTTTGCCTGCGCTAGTCTTGCGTTTTTGGGCTTCTGCGCGGTACTTTTTGGCGATCCAGTTTTGAACTTTTTTGGTGTGAGCTCTGGTGTTGATGATAACGGTTCCAGCGCGGACATAAGTGTTGTTGAACTGTTCGATGTGTTGTGCGAGTTCTTGGTTACTTTCGAGTTCTCTGAGGGTTGACCCAGCAACTTTGTTAAAAAGTTTCCCAATTTGTGAAAGATATTCATTTATAGTCTCCGTATCTTCTTTAGATAATGTTGCATTAGTTAAATCCCGAAGCATTGCATCTTGTGACCAAACGTTAGCACTAGATTTAAAGTTACTAACATTTACTCCATAAGAAGCTGTCATAGACTCAAAGCTTCTACCACTATATGAAGTATGCCATACAATTCCTATCTTAGCTCTTTTAATAGTTGTAGCTATATCAGAATTAGCTGGTACTGCATATACTATTGTATTAGGATGAAAGGTTAAATACTTTTCACCGTCATACGTTTCCATTTTCAAATCACTTTTTGAAAATAAGAAGTCTCCCTGTATCACACCTTTAATACCTAATTCAGGTAGATGTGCTAAAGCGAGTTTCAGTTTTGATGCTAAATCACCTGAAGTGTCAGCATCAATTTCCGAATTGGTTTTATAAACTTTAGGATTTTTATTAAAGATACCTTTCTTGGCTACAAAGAATTGTCCGTCTCTTGGATCGGTACCACAGAAGATAGCAGGTGCACCATCCCACTTTACAGATACTTTACCTTCGTGAGAACCTCTTAACATGTCTCGTAAAGATCTTAATGCATTGATAGCTTGTCGTGTACCATTGACGCCACCATAGAGAAGTTTATCCTCAATGTGTGTCATATGAGTGTTCTTTTGTTCAGTAATATAATTTAAAAAGGATTCCATTACGCAATGCCATTATCTAATAGTATCATATCAAAAACAGAAGTATATCTTCCATTATTTGTTCTTGCTGTAACTCTTACGTCTATATCAGTCTTTTCTGGCATCCTCTCTGGAATAGTAAATGTGTATTCATAAAATCCACCGGCACCAGTAACTTCAAAAGTATGACCTACTCTAAAAGCGCCAGTAGCGCTAATTCTTTCATGCATGTTTCCAATACCGTCAGCGCCTGTTTGTGTTGTACATATAACTTTTGTTAAGAATCCAGTTTTGCCTCTAGGAATAGTATACACTGACATAAGAGTTTGTGCGTTACCAGCATTTATTCGTGCAACCACAATACCGTTTTTTGACATTGTTAAAGTTCCAGCATTATCTTCACTTGAGAATGCTCTGAATACTCGTTTAAATGTATTGGTTGTCAATTGTGGAGTTGTTGTAACTGTTACTGTTTCTTGTAAAGGATCATAGTTTGTATCTAGTCCAATAATAGTAAGACTATCTCCACTATCAG